GGCTATCGAGCGTGACGGGGAAGCCGTGTCTCGAATTCAAGTCGGGAACGCAAATGGATGAGTATCGCTTCGCGACGGCGGATGCCGCTGCGCGGCCGCGCTATTTCACCGTGTTCGGAAGCGAGCTCGAGCTCGCGCCGACGCCTGATGCGGCCTACACGATCGAGATGGTCTATCGGCAGACCATTCCGCCGCTCGCTTTGAACGGAAATAACTGGCTGCTGACCATGGCGCCCGATGTCTATCTCTACGCGGCCCTGCTGGAGTCCGCTCCGTACATCAAGGAAGACGCGCGCATCCAGACCTGGGGCCTCGGGTTCACGTCGGCGCTCGCCGACCTCAACAATCTCGGGCTGACATCGACCTTCAATGCCGGGCCGATGACGGTGCGCGTTTCCGGACAGGTCATCTAGGAGAGCGATATGGCAAGCTTCAACAAGTTCTATTGTTTCGTGCAGGACGTCGCCAATGCGCTGCACGACATGAAGACCGGCACCGCGCAGGTCTACAAGGTCTATCTGACCAACACGGCGCCGGTCGCCGCCAACACGGTGTACAACACGCCCGCGGATCTGGCGGCCGGCAACGGCTATGCAGCGGGCGGCAACAGCGTCGGCACCATCACCGGCGCGCAAACGACGGGGACGTTCAAGTTCGTCGGCGCGACCGACCCGTCCTGGACGGCGTCAGGCGGTTCGATCGGGCCGTTTCAATATGCAGTGCTCTATAATTCGACGTCCTCGACCAAGCCGCTGATCGGCTGGTGGGACTACGGCACCCCGATCACTCTGACCAACGGCAATACCTTCACCATCGATCTCGATCAGACCAACGGCATCCTGACGATCACCTGACATGGCTGCATTTCTCAACAATTGCCGGTTCATTCCCATGGCCGGCGGCACGACGGACTGGGTTTATTCATCGGCGGTCGGCGGCTGCCAGTCGCCGGTCCTCGCCGGAGCAGTCGACGGTCGCAAATACAAGTTCATCGCGATCAGCAGCGACCTGACGCAGTGGGAAATCGCGGAAGGGCCTTACACGGCCACGAGCGAAGCATTCGCGCGTGCGACCGTACTCTATAATTCTTCGGGATCTGGCGTGGCGGCAGGGCAGTCGGGTGCAGGCTCGCGGATCAGCTTCACCGCTGCGCCGAACGTCGCCATCGTGGGTATCAAGGAAGATCTGATTTCGATCGAGGAGCCCAATGGTTTCACGGCGAGTCAGATGGCGCAAGCGCGAGCCAATATCGGTGTGACGAAGAAGAACTACATCGTCAACGGTGGGATGCAGGTTTCGCAGGAAAACGGTACGACGGCGAGTACGGCTTCCGGCTATTATCCGGTCGATCAGTGGCGAAACGAATTCGGCAACGCCGGCGTCGTCAGTGCGGCGCAGGTCGCGAGCTCGACACCAGGCGGATCGCCATACCGCATTCGAACGACGGTAACCACAGCGGATACTTCGGTCGCGAACACGGACTATTCAGTCATCTCTCAAAGGATCGAAGGAAATCGTATCGCCGATCTGAGATTCGGCAATGCCGCGGCGAAGGCGATCACGTTAAAATTTGGTGTCAAGGCGCCCGCCGGAACCTATTGCGTTGCGGTTCGAAACGGCGCTCCAAACCGCATCATCGTTGGCGAGTACACGATAGCCGCTGGCGAGGCAAACACCGAAGTGGTCAAAAGCGTAACCTTCGCAGGCGACACGGCCGGGACCTGGGCCTTCGACAATACTGCTGGTTTGGAAGTGCTCTTCATTCTGATGGCGGGCTCGAGCTTCGTCCAGTCCCCCAACAATTGGAGCGCGGCTTCCAGCGTCTTCGCGACCTCGAATCAGTTCAACTTCATGGGCACGGTTGGCAACGTGTTCGAGTTGTTCGACGTCGGCCTCTACGAGGGCAATGCGGCTCCTTCGTTTCAGCTTCCGGACTTCAACGAAGAACTGGACTGCTGTCAGCGCTATTGGGAAAAGAGCTACGACTACGCGACCGCGGTCGGAACTGCGACCAATAACGGCGTCCGTGGCTCGCTGCAAAATTCGGCGCCTGCATCCTATGGCGCAGGTACGTTCCTGAAACGCAAGCGTGTCTCTCCGACGGTCACGCTGTATTCGCCTAACAATGGTGCCTCCGGCAACGGGTACGATACCACAAATCGCGCGGCCAGCGCCTCGAACGTTGGCGAGACACAGTACATGATCGTCAATGCCTTCGGCTCATCCACCACGCCGATCCTTTACCACTACACCGCAAGCGCGAGGATGTAGATGTCGCTTCTCGGCTTCGACGCGGTCGGACGGTGGTCGCTCGGCCAGCTGCCGAACAACAGCAATTTTGTGCTTCTGGCCGCGCAGAGCTCGATCGCTCTTGCAGGGCAATCAGTCGCATTCGCGACATCGGAGGTGGCAGCAACTGCAGGCTTTCTGGAAGGAGGGATATCGGCCGGTTTCAAGGTTACGCAACCGGGGAATCCCGGGTCTTTCGCCTTCGCTGGCAATGCAGCTGCATTTGGATTCCGACAGGCGAGCCTCGGTGGATCGGTCCTGCTGAACAGCCTGGCGGTGATCTCGACAGTTCGCACGGCCGTTTCGACAGGTGCGATCATCGTGACAGGGGAGGCCGTTCCATTCTTCGCGTCGGTTGCCTCAGGGCCCGGCGCATTCGCGTGGGCCGGTGGCAGTTCGGCCCCTAATCGCGACCACGAAGCCTGGGTGCGACGACCGTTCGACTCGATGTCGTGGCAGTTGGAAGCGACGCTGCCGCCATCGGCCTGGAGCGGAGCCGCAACTGCTGCAGGCGTTTGGACGGCTGATCTGCAGCCATCGATCGCCTGGACACCGGCTTTGATTGAACCCGAACCTTGGACGACTGAATAATGCCGCTCCTTGCCTACGGCGAATATCGCCCTGACGTCAGCGACTACGAAGGCCAGGCCTCGCGCAACATCCTCAATGTCATCCCGCGCGGCGACGGCTATGGGCCGTTTCCATCGTTCTCCGCCTACACGTCCGCGCTGCCGGCGCCGTGCCGCGGCGCGTTCTATGCGCTGAAGTCCGATGGCACGGTCGTCACTTTTGCCGGCACGGGGACCAAGCTCTACCGGCTCAACAATATCGACTTCACCTGGGTCGATGTCTCCAAAGGAGGCGCGTCCTATTCGGCGCTGTCGGCGACGGCTCAATGGCAGTTCGCTCAGACCGGAAACTTCGTGTTCGCGACGCAGGCCAACGCGGTGCTGCAAGTCTTCGATCTATCCTCGTCGACGGCATTCGCCGATGCATTGGGCGCGCCGCCGCAGGCCGCGTATATCAGCGTGGTCGGACGCTTCCTGGTGCTGTCGGGGCTGTTGTCGACGCCGTACCGGATCCAATGGTCCGGGCTGAATAATTTCAATGCGGCGGACAGCTGGACCAGCGGCATCAAGTCGTCGGACTTCCAGGATTTTCCCGATGGCGGCATCGTTCGTGGCGTCGCCGGCGGAGAGTCGGGTATCGTATTCCAGGACCAGGCGATCCGGCGCATGTCCTATGTTCCGGGCTCGCCGATCATCTTCCAGATCGATCGCATCACGCAGGACAAGGGCCTCTACGCTCCGTATTCGATCATCCGCGCCGGCGAGCGCATCTTCTTCTACGCCGGCCAGGGCTTTCACAAGATCGAGCCCGGCGGCGTGCCGCAGCAGATCGGGCGTGAGAAGGTCGATCGCAGCTTCCTCGCCGATCTCGACAAGGGCAATCTCCAGCTCTTCATGGGGGCTGCCGATCCACGCTCGACGCGGGTCTATTGGGCGTACAAGTCGGTGTCCGGCACGGTCGGCGCCTACGACAAGCTGCTCGGCTACGACTTCCTGATGGACCGGTTTTTTCCGGTCGCTGTGACCGGCGAGTATCTGCTCGGAATCTCGCAGACTGGACTGACGCTGGAGAACCTCGATAGCATTTCGTCATCGCTGGATGCGCTGACGCTCAGCCTGGATGCTTACGCGACTGCGGTGCAGCCGGAGATCGCGCAATTCTCCAATGCCCATCTGCTCGGCTTCTTCCGTGGCCCCAGTCTCGAGGCGACGCTGGAGAGCGCGGAGCAGGGGACGGATGAGAACCGCATCACGATCCGCGGCTTCCGTCCGATCACCGACGCGGCGACACTATTCGGCTCGGTGTCCTGGCGCGACACGCCGGCCGTGTCCGCGACGCCGGGCGCCGAAGTGCTGGTCAATGCCCGGACGGGCCGCTGCGATATCAGGCGCGACACCCGCTATTCGCGCTTCAAGGTGCGCATTCCGGCCGCGACGAATTGGTCGTTCTGCGCCGGCATCGTTCCCGATCTCACACCGAATGGCACGCTATGACGGCTTACGTACCGGGCATTACCGAGACAGATCTGAAGAAGATCGTGCTCGCGATCCAGCAGCTTGCGGCCGGCCGCTCGAACGCCGTTGGCAGCGTCACGCTGGCAACGGGCGCATCGAGCACGACGGTGACGACGGCGAATTGTGCCGCGGGATCGGTGCCGATCCTGGTGCCGGCGTCGGCGAATGCGGCAGCGGAGGTTGGGAATGGCACGATGTATGTGAGCGCGGTCGCCAACGGCGCGTTCACGATCTCGCATGCGAAC